CAAGAATGTGATTGTGATTTTGCTACAACTGGTAATGGTATAGTTGATGTAGCAACAATAGATTTTTATAAACAGAGTAAAGTAAAAGATCCAGTGGAAATGAGAGGATTGGATCATGGTTATTGGATTTGGGAATATCCAGACTATAGTAGAAATTATATAGTTAGTGCGGATGTTGCTAGAGGTGATGGAGCAGATTATAGTGCGTTTCAAGTACTTGATGTAGAATCATTAACTCAAGTTGCAGAATATAAAGGTCAAATAGGAACTAAAGATTATGGCAATATGTTAGTAAGTGTTGCTACTGAATATAATAATGCGTTGCTTATTGTTGAAAATGCGAATATAGGATGGGCAGTATTACAACAAATAATAGATAGACAATATCCAAATACATTTTATAGTAGTGCAGATTTACAATATGTTGATGTTGAAAGACAATTAACAAATAAAATAAATAGGGATGAAAAGAAGATGGTTCCTGGTTTTACTAACAGTCAAAAAACCAGACCTTTATTAATTTCTAAATTAGAAAGTTATTTTAGAGAAAAATCAGTAGAAGTTAGGTCAATAAGATTTTTAGATGAACTTTCTGTATTTATTTGGGACGGTAATAAAGTAGCTGCAATGAAAGGTTATAATGATGATTTAGTGATGGCTATGAGTATTGGATTATGGGTAAGAGATACGGCGTTAAAATTAAGACAACAAAGTATGGATTTAAATAGGTCAATGTTAGGTGGCATTACACGAATTGGAGGAACACAAACTGTGTATAAATCACAAACTATGAATAGTCAAGAATCATGGCAAATGACAGTAGGGAAAATAACCGATAAAAAAGAAAACTTAACTTGGTTATTGTAATATATTTATAAATATAAAATTATGGCAAACGAAGAATTTCAAATATTAAAACAAAGATCTTTATTTTCAAAATTAAAGAGACTTTTTTCCACTGATGCGGTAATTCGTAATGTTGGTGGTAAGAAACTTAAGGTAGTAGATACAGACGAAGTGATGTATGCTACTGACCGTAATACACTTAGAGATCGTTTTAATAGAATTAGAACATCATCATATAATCAATATAGTAGAGATTTCACTTTAAGTTATCAAGCATCTCGTATTGAATTATTTCGTGATTATGATACCATGGATATGGACCCAATTATCGCATCTGCACTAGACATTTATGCGGATGAATGTGTTACTAAAAATGAATTGGGTGAAATTCTTGTTATTCATTCAAGTAATGATAATATCAAACAGATTCTTTATAATTTGTTCTATGATATTTTAAATATTGAATTTAACATGTGGAGTTGGACTAGAAATCTGGTCAAGTATGGTGATTTCTATTTAAAAATGTATATTAGTCCAGAATACGGTGTCTACATGGTAGAACCTATTAGTGCGTATAATGTAACCCGTGTAGAAAATAGTGATTTAACAAATAAGAATTATGTTAAGTTTCAAATCAATTTACCAGAAGGTGGTAGATTAGAAGAATTGGAAAATTATCAAGTTGCTCATTTCAGAATGTTAAGTGATAGTAACTTTTTACCATACGGTAAGAGTATAATTGAAGGTGGTAGAAGAGTATGGAAACAATTATCATTGATGGAAGACGCAATGTTAATTCACCGTGTAATGCGTGCTCCAGAAAAGAGAATATTTAAGGTTGATGTAGGTAATATTCCACCTTCGGAAGTAGATCAATATATGCAAAGATTGATGGATAAGATGAAAAAGGTTCCATATATTGATGAAAAGACCGGTGATTATAATCTTCGTTTTAATCTTCAAAACATGGTTGAAGATTTCTATTTGCCAGTTCGTGGTAGTGATAGTGGTACTAGTATTGAACCATTAAGTGGTATGGAATTCAATGGTATTGATGATATTGAATATCTTCGTAATAAAATGTTAGCTGCATTGAAGATTCCAAAAGCATTTTTGGGTTACGAAGAAGATTTAAGTGGTAAAGCTACACTTGCAAGTGAAGATGTAAGATTTGCAAAGACCGTAAATAGAGTGCAAAGAATCATGATAAGTGAATTGAATAAAATCGCTATGGTTCATTTGTATGCTCAAGGATATAAAGATGCTTCATTAGTTGATTTTACTTTGGAATTAACTAATCCATCAGTCATTTTTGAAAAGGAAAAGATTGCTATTTGGCAAGACAAAGTAAATCTTTCCAAAGATATGATGGAAACTAAATTATTCAGTAAGAAATGGATATATCAAAATGTATTTAAAATTTCTGAAGAAGATGTTGATATTCAAAAGAATGATTTGGTTGAAGATGCTAAACAAACTTATAGATTCAAACAAATTGAAGACGAAGGTATCGATCCAGCTAAACCATTCAATAAAATTAAGCCAGAAGAAGGTGGAGAAAGTACTGGTGGAAGTGGTGAAATGGGAGGTGAAACTGGCGGAGAAGCTGGAGGTGAAGCCGGTGGAGAAGCTAGTGGCGGTAGTGAAACTGGCGGAGAAACTGGAGGTGGTGAAGCTCCTGCGTTAACAGAAAAGTCATTTAGAACCTATAAAAGACCATCTCAAAAGGGTTCTCATAAGAAAAGAAAAGATAATACATTTGGATACGATCCACTTGGAAGCAAAGAAAATGTATCAAAATCTCAAACAGACCCATTGAGACAAGATTCAAAAACAAAATCTCCATTGAGTTTAGAAGGGTTAAATGATTTTCTAAAATCAACTGCTCAAATTAAAACTGAACTATTAAACGAAACAAAAAGTCTATCAATGTTAGACGAAAAAAATATTATTGAATAATCCATGTAAATAGTATATTAAAAATGATTTTTACTATAAATTTACTATATTTATAAAATAACGAAGATTAAATTATATGCACAAAGCTAAGCATTCAAAGTTTAGAAACACAGGAATATTGTTTGAATTGCTCACTCGTCAAGTGACATCCGACATTTTATCTGGTAAAGACGAATCTTTTGCCAAAAATATTCTGTTTAAATATTTCGCCGAGAACAAAGAATTAGGCAAAGAACTACAACTTTACAACTTTCTTGTCAATGAAGTTGCAAAAGATGAAACTCAAGCAGAAAAATACATTGAAATTGTATTAAAACAAAGAGATAAACTCAATCAAAAATCTTTAGCTTCAGAAAAATATAATTTAATCAAAGAAATTAAAGACGTTTATCCTATCAACGATTTATTCAAATCCAGTATTAAGAATTATAAAGTATTGGCATCAATATATAAAATTTTTGAAAATCATGTTAATAAAAATTCTAAGTTTGATGTAAAAGAAATTGTTTCTTCAAGAACTAGTATTGTTGAAAATTTGTGCGGTATTAAAAAAGTAAATAAAGAAACTGAAGACGAATTAATTAGTGTTTATAAACAACAAAATGAAGAAGTTCGTCTTTTAAGTTATAAATTATTAGTTGAGTCTTTAAATGAAAAATATAAAGATTTAGATTCCAATCAAAAGAATTTATTAAAAGAGTATATTAATAGTATCAGCAATACAAATTCATTAAAGAAGTTAATTGATAATGAAGTAACAAATGTTAAGAAACAATTGTCAGAATTAACATCTAAAGTTTCTGATGATGTTGTTAAAATTAAGATTAATGAAACTGTAAAACAACTTGATAATGTTAAAAAATTTAATCTCGTTAAAGACAATCAAGTAATGGTTTTATTATTATCATATGAATTGATAAAAGAAATCAAAAATCAACTTTAATATGGAAGAATCTAAAGAAATTATCAAGTCAGATGAATCTTTTAAACAAAAGATTAAAGAATTAATTAAACAAGTAGTGGATGAAATCACTACTTCCGCTGCTGCAGGTAGTGGAGAAGGATCAGCCGGTGTTCCAAGAGTACCAACATGGGTATCAAAAAATAAAAAAGGTAGACCAGATGTAGCTACTGCACTTGGTTATACTATTGCAAAACCAGTAAATGAAGCCGCAGATCCAAACACACAACCACAACAAAGTGGAGAACAAGGTCAAGGTGACCCAAATTTATATGATGTTAAGCCAGAATTAACTGATTTTGAAACTAGAGTATCACAATCTACTTTACAAAACAAGAGTGAATTTCAAAATAAGATTTTAAGTAAAATTGGAAACAAACAAGTCCAATTAAGAGCATCAAAAGGATATGGTCAACCAGAAAAAGACTATGTAGTTAATGTTTCTGGTGTAAGCATTGACTTTTATTATGAAAAATATGTTATCATAGTAAAAGGAAGAGAACAAGGTAAACAAAAAGAAAGTGAATACTTTGTAAAAGCACCATACCAAATTAAGATTTTAGGTAACGCAGTTGTTACACCATCGGCAAGAAAGAAACAACAACAAGCTCCTGCAACACCTGTTGCACCTGCTGTTCCAACAAACACTGCAACAAAAGGAGTATAAATAATATGAATAAACAATTATTAGTAGATTGTATAACATTTGACGTAGATAAAAACGTTCTCAATGAAGCAATGTCCAAAGGTGGACCTTTAGTAGTACAAGGTGTATTACAAAGAGCCGAAGCTAAAAACCAAAACGGTAGAGTTTATGGTAAAGAAATTTTAATGAGAGAAGCTCAAAAATATGATGAAAATTTCATCAAAGAAAGAAGAGCACTCGGTGAATTAGATCATCCAGATAGTAGTGTTGTTAACTTAAAAAATGTAAGTCACAACGTAAAAAGAATGTACTGGAACGGTAATGATTTAATGGGAGAAGTAGAAATTTTAACTACACCAAGTGGTAATATTTTAAAAGAATTACTTAATTGTGGAATTAAATTAGGTATTAGTTCAAGAGGAATGGGAAGTGTAAAAAAGAATGTACATGAAGGTACTGATGAAGTTCAAGATGACTTTGAATTGATTGCATTTGACTTTGTAAGCAATCCATCTACCAAAGGTGCATTTATGTTTCCATCTGGAGAACAATCTTTACAAGAAGGTGTAGTAAAAAACCCATTAACAAACAAATGGGAAAAAGTTGAAAACTTAATCAGAGATATTTTAGGAGAAATTAAATAATATGAACGACATTCTTATTGAAAATATTAAATTAAAGGCTGAATTAGAATACGACATTCTTTTTGAATCTAAAGAATTTAGAAGTCTTGATTCAGGTACAAAATCATTCTTAAAAGAATGTTATGATATGGGTGTAAATCGTTCAATTTATTTACATCAACAAGATAAAGCATTACTTGAAAGTATTGATGAAGGATTATGGGATCGTTTTAAAGCAGGTGCAGCTCGTATTGGTCAAGGATTAAAAAATGTTTCTGGTATTGGTACGCCAACTGCAGATAGTAAAGATGCAGGAGTGGAATCATTATTTAATTCATTTAAACAAAAATTTGAAAAAGCCTTGCAAGCTCAAGGTGGTGCAGGCGCAGGTGGT